ATTCTTCATTATAAGTATTATAAGATACTTGTTGATGAGGGGCTACTATACAAGAAATGTGAGATTGATTACAAGTCTCTTTACAAACTTAAATTTGAGTACTACATGGGTACTCTCGATAAAGAAACGCTTGAAGAGCGGGGCTGGGAACCTAATGGCCTGAAGATCCTCAAAGCCGATCTATCGATTTACACGGATGCAGATCCTGAGTTACAAATGCTTCAAGCACGAATCGACGTTCAAAAACAAAAGATATCTTTCCTCGAGTCAGTCATAAAGACAATATCTAACAGGGGCTTCTTGATTAAGAACATGATCGATTGGGAGAGGTTTAAGGTAGGTGCATGACAGAAACACTTCGCATTCACAAACTTAACGACGTACATCTTAAAGTTGTTTGTGATGCTGGTATACTTTACGAACTAGGTGAGTACTTTACATTCAATGTCCCTGGTGCTAGATTTTCTCCTGCATTTAAAAATAGGGTGTGGGATGGAAAAATCCGTCTCTTTCATTCTATGCGTGGTACGCTGTACACAGGACTTTTAAACGAACTCTTATCTTTTGCAAAAGATAGGAAATATAACGTTGAGTATGATAATCTGGATGATTTTGCTGAGGATGAATTTCCTGATCAAAAAGCAAACGAGTTTATATTTACATTGGAATTACCGCATACTGTTCGGGATTATCAGTACGAAGCATTTGTACATTGCGTGAGACGAAACAGAGCGTTGTTGTTATCACCAACCGCGTCGGGCAAGTCATTAATTATCTTTATGCTTGCTGCATATTATGTTAACGAAAAGGTTTTAATTGTAACCCCAAACGTTAGCCTTGTACATCAAATGGCAGCCGACTTTATTTCTTATGGGTGTCCCGAGCACCTCATACACAAGATTCATGAAGGCCAACCAAAAGACAACCCAGACGCATACTTTACTATCACCACATGGCAAAGTATATACAAACAACCAAAAAAGTGGTTTGATAAGTACGGTGCTGTTATAGGTGATGAGGCTCATCAATTCAAAGCAAAGAGTCTTGTAAGTATAATGGAGCAGCTTGTTCATTGTCGTTATAGGTTCGGATTTACAGGAACATTGGACGGTACCAATACTAACAAGTTAGTGCTCGAGGGATTGTTTGGCCCTGTTAGACAAGTAACAACAACATCAGAAATGATGCAAAAGAAGAACGTAGCTCAGTTACAAATAAAAGCGCTTGTACTCAACTACAGTGAAGCAACCCGTAAACTCTTTGCTAAGAGTAGACCTGATTATAAAAGTGAGCTCAAATACATTGTACGTTCTACGCCTCGTAATAAGTTCTTGATAAACCTTGCATCATCCCTTAAAAACAATACTTTATTGTTGTTTAATTTTGTTGAACATGGTAAGTTGCTGTATAATGCCATTAAACAGCAGAATCCTAATAGGTCAGTTTTCATGGTGTATGGTAAAGTTGAGGGTGAGGAAAGAGAAGATATACGTAAGTACACAGAAGAAAATACTGACGTGATTATAGTCGCGTCCTATAAAACATTCTCAACAGGTATAAACATTCCCAGCTTGGAAAATGTAATTTTTGGTAGCCCTAGTAAATCAAGAGTACGAGTATTGCAATCCATTGGTCGAGCGTTACGAGTAAGCGATAAAAAAGAGTCAGCTAAATTATACGATGTAGCTGACGATATATCATGGCAATCGTATAAAAATACTTCAATACGACATTTCTCTGAGAGAGTTCAAATGTATAATCAAGAACAGTTTGATTATAAAATTTATACAATCAACGTAAAGGACAACTCATGAACTCAATAATTTTAGTTAAACTAGCAGATGGTAATGAGTTGATTGGTGAGTTACTTGAAGATCAAAAAACTCATATAAGGCTAATGAAAGCTCTACAGATTCATTATCGTTATTACATGGGTGGCATTCCGCATATATCCTTTTCACGATACATGATGTTTACTGCTGAGCCTCATGTTGTTATTGATACGAGACACGTCATGACTATTGCATTAGCTCGTAAAGCATTCGTTGACTACTACATCGACAATGTGGAAGATTACTTTAGTGGCTCGGAAGACATCGTCGATAACGAACTGACATCAGCTTTGTCTACCACACAAAAAGAACAACAAATGAAAAAAATTCTTGAATCAATGCCAACAGATAAAGCGACATTAAATTAACATGAGCACACATTACGTTGATAATAAACAATTATATACAGTCATTCTTCAGTACAAAGTAGACGTTGAAAATGCCGAAGTACAAGGATTATCAAAACCACAAATTCCTAACTATGTTGGGGAATGTATCTTGCTTATCGCTCAGCGGCTTGCAACCAAACCCAACTTTATTAATTATTCATATCGAGAGGAAATGATAAGTGATGGAATCGAAAACTGTATTAGCTATTTTGATAACTTTGATCCTAGCAAGTCCGATAATCCTTTTGCTTATTTCACACAAATCATATATTTCGCATTTCTTCGACGAATTCAAAAAGAAAAGAAACAGGTCTATATAAAACACAAAACTGCTGAAAATAGTATGGTGTTTAATGAGATTATAGAACAGGCTGACGGTGACGACTTTATGCCCGTGCTTGAAATTGATGCCGATAACATATCTGAATTTATCAGGGCATTTGAGGAAAACATTGACAAGAAAAAAGTAAAAAGAAAGAAGGGTGTTGAGTTGTTTATTGAGGAAGATAATGAAAATAGCGTTGTTGGGTGACGTGCATTTTGGCGCGCGTAATGATAGCGCTGCCTTTCATAAGCACTTCGCTAAATTCTATAATGAAGTCTTTTTTCCCTATCTTGAGGAACACAACATCCTTCATGTTATTCAATTGGGTGATGTGTTCGACCGTCGTAAGTATGTTAACTTTCAAAGTCTTCAGCTTGCTCGGGAATATTTCTTTAATCGTTTAAACAAAGATTATGTGTCGTGGTTGTTGGTTGGTAATCACGACACATACTATAAAAACACCAATGAAGTAAATTCGTTAGACCTTTTGCTACAGGGATATCATAACATCCATCGTATTAATAGGTGCCGATCAGTTGAGTTTGAAGATGTTAATTTTATGTTGGTACCCTGGTGGTGTGAAGATAATGATGCTCATATCAGGGAAGTATTATCGAGCACATCAGCAACTCATATTGTAGGTCATTTTGAAATTGACGGCTTTGATTTATACAAGGGTGTATCTTATCAAGGTGAAATAAAACCTTCGCTGTTCAAAAACTTTGAGGCAGTTTATACAGGACATTTCCATCATAAATCGTCTCGAGGGAATATTCATTACCTAGGTACACCATACGAACTCACGTGGTCAGACTTTGATGATCCAAAAGGATTTCATGTGTTTGATACGGAAACACGAGAGTTATCTTTTGTGCAAAATCCATTTAAGTTACATCACAAATTATATTATAATGATACGACTATGGATGTTATGAACATTGACCTATCACAATACAATGAAACATTTGTGAAGGTAATTATAGGAAGCAAATCTAACCCATATATGTTTGATCTGTTTATTGATAAACTTGAAAAAGCAGGCGCATACAGTGTTCAAGTTGTCGACGATCATTTTCATATGGACACACTTCAGGATACAGATATAGTAAGTGAGGCAGAGGATACACGAACAATTGTAACCAAATATATTAAACAGCTCGATCATGTTGTAGATAAACAACAGTTGGAGTCGTTGATGTTAACGCTTTATGAAGAAGCATTGAATGTGGAGTGAAGGTTGATTGTATTTAAGAATTTGAGATGGATGAATCTTTTAAGCACTGGTAATGTATTTACAGAAGTGTCACTAGATACACACGGACAAACCTTGATTGTCGGTGAGAACGGTGCTGGTAAATCAACCATTCTCGACGCCTTGTCATTTGTTTTGTATGGCAAATCTTTTCGCAAGATTAACAAACCACAACTTGTCAATACAATAAATGAAAAGAATCTTTTAGTTGAATGTGATTTTTCTATTGGTAATCGCACGTACAAAGTACGTCGTGGCATTAAGCCAACTGTGTTTGAGATTTACATTGATGGGAGTTTGTTGAATCAAGACGCAGAGTCGGTCGACTATCAGGATGTGTTAGAGAAGCAGATTCTTAAACTTAACCACAAAACATTTTCACAGGTTGTCGTTCTCGGTAGTGCATCCTTTGTTCCTTTTATGCAACTAGCGGCTCAACCTCGTCGTGATATTATTGAGGACTTACTGGATATACAGGTGTTCACAACAATGAACACACTATTGAAAGAAAAGATCACTACGAATAAAAATAACCTTGTTGATGTTGATTATCGTATATCTAATACTGAAGATAAGATCAATATTGAGAAACAACACCTTTCTGTACTAGAGCAGAACAAAGATGATCTTGTTAAACAAAAAACACAACAAATAGATTACTATATTGAACAGGTGAAAAATGCTAATTCCCAAGCAGCTACT